ATCGCCGGGACGGAGGAACGCCAGCTTGCAGCCTTCTTCTCGGCGTAGCAGTGGGACACCGCCGGAGACGCCCCGCTCTTCGTAGATATGGTCTAGTTCCAAATTGTGTGTGAGCGCGATGCCTTGGATTTGGCGTGCTTGATCGTCGAGCGATGTGTTCTCAATCTGGTCTTCAGTCGAGACGCGAGTGTACCCATAAATAGCCAACGTATTTCTCCCGTTTTTGGTTGTGCATCGCTGTTACACTTTATTGTTACAGTTTGGCAAGCAAAAAAGTGCAGAATTTTTTTGGCTGGGTGGTGAAAAATAAAGGAGTACGGGGGGTGGGGGGCACACCTCGATGTCTGTTTAGTTATACGTACGTACCCCCCGCGCAAGGCGGGGCTGGGGGGGGGTCAAAATATATTGCCACCCCCGCCCCCCTATGTAAAAAAGCACGCATTTCTGCGGGTTTCAGGGTGTAACAGTGTTTTAGTGCTGGACCAAATGGCGGCGGAGGCACGCGAAAACGGAAGCGCGGCGGTGTCTCTCCACCACTATAAAGCGGAACAACGTTCACGCATTATTATATTATAGGGGCAAGGCAATCACATTCGAATATGATTTGATTGGTTACTATTTTTAACCAATCGGTAAAATTATATATCTTTAACATCTGGCACAATGTTCCTATTGATAATCCGTCAACAGCAAAGAGGGAATGACAATCATGGTTAGAAAAGAATGCGAATGCGGCGGTGCTTGGAACAAGCGCCACGACGATGCGGGCAACCCTATCTGGCAATGCGGTATGTATGACGCACATACCAAGCCACGCCAAGTCCGCATATCAGCCAAGCGCCGCCGGATTGACGCATTGTTCGCAGAATTAAGCACAATAACAGATTGACTAAAGAGGGAATGACAATGGCTTTTGATTTATCACATTATATACCGTTTAACGTATTCGCAATGATATGGGTTCTGTGCATGTTGGCCGGGGTCGCATTCGCAAGCCGCAATGATAAGGGGGAATGACAATGGTTACATTTACCCATAATGATTGGCACGGCTGGCAAAGCAACGGTCAATTCTTGTTAAGCGATGAAAGCGCCAAGCGCCTTCGCTATTTCGCAGACATTGACACCGCTATTACTTGGCTCTTTCTTGAAGGCCACAAAGAAGCGGCCCGCACATTAAACACCGCAAAGAAAGGCAAGTAACATGGCAAAGCTATCAGCAGACGAACAAATGGCAATCACCGCAGGGTATGATGAAGGTGAGCGCGTCCAACGCGGCTGTGGCAAGGCGCAATATATCAATCCGCATCTTTGGTCATCGCGCCTGTGGGAAGCCTTCGAGTTCGGTTACTATCTGCAAGAAAAGGGGCGTCCGCTGCGCTCTTATGAACGGGGCCGTGGCAACGTATTCCGCAATGCCGATGGTTTCGAGTTCAAGCTGCACTACGGCAAGGGCAAAAACAGCTTCGGCATCAGCCGCGTAAACTAACACCACCGGACGGCGGAGCAATCCGCCGCGAGGCTGGCGATAGTGCCAATTAGAGGGAAAAACCAATGACAATGCAAACATTACTTTTGATCGACGAATACCTGATGCAAGGCGGCTACACGCCCGGCATTGATGCTGAAACGCTAGAGCGCGAAGCGCACCTAGTCGCCGCCGCGCCTGATTTGTTGGCCGCGCTCGAAACAGCCCTTGAAATGCTGATTGATAGCTGGGGCGATGAGCAGATAGCCGCTGGCGACGATCAAGTCGCCAACGTCATCAAAGAAGCAATCGCAAAAGCAAAAGGAAACTGAACAATGATGCAAGGGATTTGGACAAAGTATAGCGGCTCGCGCATAAAAGCGATTGCCCGGACGCGCAATTCTTGGGGCGGAGATCAACCCGAAATAGCTTTGCGCTTAGCGTATGATCATGCGTTGAACGCTGACGAAAACCACGCCGCCGCCGCCGCAGCTTTGGCGCGTAAATTGGGCTGGGACGGCCTGTGGCATGGTGGCGGACGGCCTGACAATAAAGGCTATATGTTCGTCAAGATAGCCAGTGTTTACCAAGGCGCGCCGGACAGCAGCATAGGCCGCGAAGGTGTCGACTGGTTCTATATTGAGCAGAAAGGCGCGGCATGATCAAGCCACAACAGGCCGCGCCATTAGGCCGCAAGGGCCGCGTATCATCCGACAACGCTTGGCCGCTTCGCAATTCGGCGGGGTTGACCTTCGCAGAAGCAAAGCGCCTTAGAGAGCAGGAGCAAAGCAAATGAACGACAACGACAACGACGACGAACCATTTGATAACTACACCGAACGGGCAAGCGCCACCTTGGCCTACCGCCTGATGGAATATCTGGAATTTCTTGGCGTGATAACAGACGAGCATGTCTGCTATCTGCGCTACCCGCCCATTGAATTGATCGAAGATGCAGAAAAGGACATGATGAAATGACAAGTGATGAATTTAAAGCAACACGCGAAAAGCTGGAACTAACGCAAAGCCAGCTTGCCTATAAGATAGGGCTGTCCGAACGGGCGGTTAGATACTATGAGCAAGGCGGTCGGTCCGTCCCCGCTCCAGTCTCTATCCTCTTAGAGACGTTTCTAAGGGGCGCAGGGCGTGCCTAGCTATAATCGGGACCGTAACCTAGCAATCGCCCTATATGCCTCTCTATGGGCTTTATACGGGCTTATAGAGGCATATAGGCTATGACATGGCGTTCTATTGTCTGGTGTCTGATAGGTGGGCCGTATGTTTTCGCCCTCATGTTGGCCCCCGGAGCGTTTGTGGCGGCATTGGTGGCGTTGCCCTTCTATCTATTGGGCAGCGGCTGGCAAATCGCCTTCGCATCCACCGCATTTGCCACGGCGCTGGTCTTGGCGGTATACTTAACACGGCTTGTTATTCAGCACGAAAAGGAAATAGACGATGGCCGGACATATTAAACGACGCACGATCGCGTCAAACTTAGACAAGGTTGGCGAGACTGTTTTGCTGGAGAAGATTGCTTCCGGCATGACGATGGCGGGCCTTGCCCGTGAATTGAACATCAGCAACCTCTCGCTCTATCATTGGATACGCAAAGACCCAGACCGAGAGGAGCGGTTCAAGCAGGCCCGGACAATCGCGGCGGACCAATGGGCGGATGAGTGCCTCGACATTGCCGACGCTTCGGACAACGTATCGGCCAACGCTGACAGGCTCAAGATCGAAACGCGTAAATGGCTGGCCGGTGTTGCCGCACCGGAGAAGTTCCAAGCCAAGCCGACCGCAGCGGTCCAAGTCAACGTGAACCAACTTCATCTTGATGCACTGCGCCAGCTAAACTTGGCGTCATCAAATCCACATGAAGCCATAGACCAAGAAGTCACCATCGACATCACACCACCCAAGCAAGTCGGCTCTCATAATCTCGATGCGGACGACTTGCCGGGTGTGTTTGACGACGACTAACGTAAAACTCCCATCCGTGCATGGTTTGACCCCTTCGGGCCGGGTTTACAAAAATCCGTGCACGGTTTGGCTCTCTTAAAAATGGCTGTTTTCTGCAATCCGTGCATGGTTGGGCCAGAAGTGCAGGGTTTTTCCAAGAACGCTCTATACATTTAGGGTATATACAATTACTACATATATATATTGTATATATAAACACCCTGCTATATAGGGTGCTTTGGGACGAAACCTATGCACTTCCGGCCCAACCGTGCACGGATCGCAGTTTTCTGCGGCTTTCAGCCAATTCCAAACCGTGCACGGATTTTCAAACCTGGCCCGAAAGGATTTAACATGTCTACGCCAAGCATCCTATCAGATACCTTCAACTACGACCCCGACACGGGCGCGTTGACCTATAGCAAGCCAAGAGGAACCCTCCCCGCTGGCCGCCCAGCAGGCACGGCAACGGCTGGTGGATACAACGTCATGCTGGCTGGCTCTTATACCTTAGCCCACCGGATCATATGGAACATGATGACAGGCGAATGGCCGCAGCACCCTGTCCGCCATATCAATGGCGATAAACTAGACAACCGCTGGAGCAATTTAACAGTCGCTGCTCCACTCCGCGAACGCGATTCTGTTACCCGCAAGCCAATCAAGTCCGTTACGAACCGCCGCGTTGCGCATGGCGTGGGCCGCGTCGTTTTCGCTAAGATGGGCGTAACGAGGTTCGAGGCTAACGCTATCGTCAAGGGCGAACGCGTTTTCCTAGGCCGCTTTGAGACAGAACACGAAGCGCGTGACGCGTTCAAGAACGCAACAGGCTACGCCGCTCCGGGCAGCCTATAAAAAAAGAGGGGGCGCTATGCCCCCTCAACTTTTTGTATCAGCCTATCGAGAAACCATCGGGCCTTTTTCAAGTCCTCTAATGGCTTTCCTTTCTTCTCGTAGCGCCACAAATATTTTGTGACACTGCCTTTTAAATATCCGGCGAATGCCTCCGGACCCATCGACGCTTCG